ATAACCCTTCGTGTTCGACACGACTCTTGACGTATTTTACATCAAGAGTGGCGCTAGTGCAGCATCGCACAGCCAATTCATTGGCCATGCAGGACCAGAGTGATATCAGGCTTTTCAGCACTCCCCCGCCTCTAGGCGAGGTAGGTGCTCCTTAGCCCTGTCAGATGATCCTTGATCAGCCAATGGCGGACTCTTTCACGAGGAAGCGCGACGTCTTATTCGCACGGATCATGTCCGTGACGATGTCGACGCCGTGCCTCTCGTAAACGTCCACCCAGCCGAGGAGGCAGGTGTACCCTTCGTGGTCGATAAGCGACAAGTGGAAACTCAACTTGTCCAACATCGACTTCTGAATGGTGTTCCTGTACTCCCCGGACCTGCCGGAGAACAGCGTGTCTTCTGACACCAACTTCGCGATGGTGACCTTTCGGTCAGCCAACACGGAGAGGATGCATGCGCTCACGTAGTCCTCACCTTTGAGGCGCGTGAACGTACGCACAATGTCCCCGGTAAGTGCCGGATCCAGTGTCCTTCGAGGGTAATTCATTTTTACTACCTTTCAGGGCCATTGGACCCGTTTTTGATCGTTAAGGATCACCTATGTTTGCTCTCTGCAACCTCAGCAGTTTAAACCGCGAGAAAGCAGAGCATCACCGGCTAGGTACAACGCATCGACCAGCACAACAGTGAGCACTACCAACCTCTTGGTAATGATCTGACTGAAAGCTGGATCGGTACGCCTCCTGCCGAACCTTAGGTCATTAGACCCAGGTCGGTTAGGATTAGGATGACGGCGGCCGTTAGCGCGATTGCGCTTCCGACCATTGCCATCACCCACATTACCAGCCACCTCTCCATCACCCTACGTACTGGCTTGCCAGCAAACCACAAAGGAATGCCAGCCATCCAGTTACATAGATGACTGCAGAGATAGCGTAGCAGACCCAGAAGTTCTGAGTCAGCTTTCGCCACCGAGCAGCTTGGAGATGAGGAGGTTCGAAGTGGCCGTGATCTGGGTGTTAAACCCGGACCAGACCGCCAGCGCTTCCGCTGAGGTGTACCCCGCAGGCGGAAGGTCGAATACCGTGTAAACGGACATTCCGACCTTCACGTTCTCCGAGGGCCTGAACGGATCGCTGGTCAACTTCGAGGTGTCGAGACGCACCATCCTGCGAACTCGCTTCCCGTAATCGTGGGAGGCAAGGAGCTGGATGAGGCCGTCGCCACTGGTGTACTCCGAGCGGTCGTCCGCCACACTTGTGCGTGGCAGCGACGTCGTCGTACCCGAGATGGTGACGGTCTGCGGATCGGCAAATGACATAGGCGTTCACTCCTAGGAGCTAGGTATGCTCCCTATTGGCGTTGGGCACAACTGCGAACACGACTAGCGACCGCTTCGGGTAATTCCGAGCGACGCTAGGATGGATAGCTGTTTGGGCGAAAGGCCCTCCCAGCTCATCCCGAACCCGAAAGGGTTAGCACGCCGGCGCAACTTGGTTTCTGTAACCAAGGAGACTCCGGAGTCGAGAAGCACCGATTTGTCCCAAAAGGGACGATCGTACTTCCGGGTATAGGTATCACGGACTATGGTATGTTCCATGATATATCCATACCGCATAAGCAGACTGTCATCAATGGTGTCCGAAATGTTGGATAAAACGTCCCCAACATTCGAAAACCAATCGACAGCCCAGCTCCAGGGTGTAAGGTTCCAGACGACCTCAGGTGTGAGGTCTACTCCCAAAATTTCTTTTGCGAGTAGCGCTTTACGTGACATCTCACTACGTGGGTTATACCACTGTGGTAAGAAGTACGTGAACGCACCTGAGAACCACCTCTTTTGAGAGATGGTTCTGACACGAACCAGTGTACCTGTCTGAGCACCAGTTAAACTGCTATCCATGAGCCGGGTATTAACCGGATCCATGAATGGGAAGGAATTAGTTCCTACCTCAGTTATGCTGATGATCTCAGATTTTGGTGGGAATTCGTAGCGACGACGAACTACTCGTCCAGCATCCCGCTCATATTGAGCGAGTAGCTGATCAGCTTGGACTACCGCTGCGGCAAACGTACCAATTTCGTCGCCGAGCGGTTTAAAGCCAAACTGATATGCGAGGTTCGCCTCAGCAAGAGAATTGCTGAGTCGAGATCGATCCTTCCAACGCCTAACTGCGATTGAGGGTATTCCCTCTCTCACGAGTTCGGCGAGGGTGGTCGAGACGTTCGCTACGGAATTTGTGGGTTTCACTTGCGCTACAGCCGTTGCACCCAGCTGATCAAGCTGGGCTGTCGACGAGTTCATCGCCGGCGGAAACGGTTGAGTGCGAGCATCGAGTGCCCAGATATTCCCCGTATATTTCATACGGTAAGAATCCCTGGAACTGAGAAATACATCAGGAGAACGAACGACGGCCTGGGTAGGAAACCCAGTCGCGTAAGTTTTCTGAGTGTAAAAATCTCCCCCGATGTCCTGCTTGGAATCAGCGTCATTTAAGCGCTTCCTCCAACCAGGATGATCCTCCGAGTCAGTGACTTGACTCCCTACTGTGACGACGGTTGCCCCGTAAGTGGTTGTATCCACGAACGATGGCGTCGTATGGCCTGATCCAGGCGTAACGAAATAATCCGTCTCTAGCCTTCCCGTCTGTTGACGGAAAGGAGCAATGGTACGTTTTCTACGTACCATATCTAGATATCAACAGTAGGCACCAGAGCTCCTTCGGTTCTGCACGGTTCTCCGTGCGATCAGGGGAAATGCAAGCCTTGGAAGGATTTTGATCCTATCCAAGGACTTCTGCTCCCCTTCATGTCTGCAACTGCGCCGGACCCCCCTCGCGGGGG